TTGAAATCTGTATCATACCTCTGCTTGGAACTTTGACAACTTATGTTATAAAGTTAATCCAAACCAAAAGAGATTCTATTAAAAGTAAGACTAAAAGCGAAACTTTGCAAAAGTATATTGATATGTTAGCTGATACCATTACTGCGTGTGTGGTAGCTACAAATCAAACTTATGTAGAAGCTCTAAAGGATAAGGATATCTTTGATGAAAAAGCTCAAGCAGAAGCGCTAGATCGCACTTATAAGGCAGTAATTGAAATTTTGCCAGACGAAGCATTAAAGTATTTAAATGAAGCCTATGGGGACATAAATACATTTATCTTGAATAAGATCGAATGTGAAGTAAATTATAATCATTAAGGGGTTGTTATAATGTCTCTAAAAGAAAAAGTTATTGAAATTGCCCTTGGAGAAATTGGGTACAAAGAAAAATCAAGTGGCTGGACTAAATATGGCGATTGGTATGCAACCAATGTCGCGCATCATCAGAGCTTTGCATATGCTGACTGGTGTGTAATGTTCCAAACTTGGTGCATGCGCCAAGCTGGTGTAAGTCCGAACAGTTATCCTGATACTTCACCTCAAGGTTCTAGCGTTGGCTATAATGTGCGTTGGATGGAAGCGCATGGCTATCGTACCGGCGCGGACGATATGCCTCAAGCTGGTGACCTAGTATATTATTCTTGGTCAAATAATGAATGGGATCATATTGGACTTTGTGTGAAGGTTGAAGGTACAAATCCTGGTAATGCGATTATGACTGTTGTTGAAGGTAACTACAACAATGCAGTTGGACAGCGCCGCATTGCATATCGCGATAAGAGAGTTGCTGCGACTTGCCGCATTCCTTATGAAGCTGTTATTACTCCAGTTGATCCAGTTCAAACCGTGAAGCCCGGCGCGGCCAAGCCCGCACCAGAACCAGAGCCAGTTAATAAAATGCCAGAACTTTCCTTCCTATTAAAGACTGGTAACAAGAATAATACTGTTGAACTACTTCAAGCAGCATTGATTGGTAATGGGTATGAGATCGTTGGCGGCGCGGATGGTAACTTTGGTAGATATACTAAAGCTGCACTAATTCAATATCAAAAAGATAATGGGTTGGTCGCAGACGGTACTGCCGGAACCGAGACTTTTAGATCTCTACTCTTTGGTTAATTTATAATTTGATTTTCTTTAAATTTTGATGTACGCGGGCGTGTGTGCGCCCGCGTATATTTTATAGGAAGGGTTTTAATCATTCTAAAATTTGAATTTTATTACTATTTATAGTATAATATATATAAGAAAAGTAAGAAGGAGAGTACGAAATGAGAATTATTACTCAAAAAGATAAGAATGAAATCAATCGCTTGTATCTTGAACTTGGTACATATGCGGCGGTGTCGCGCGCGACAGGTTTCAGTCCTTCTACTGTAAAGAAGTATGTTGACCCAAATTATGTGCCAATGTCAGAAAGACCGATTAAAAAATTTTCTGGTGAACTGCCACTTTTTAAACCAACTTGGGCCATTAGCGATAATTGGAATTCAATGTGTGAATTAAGTGAAGCTGAAATTAGCGAATTAAAAGAATTATGGGAGGAGTTGGATTTTTAATGGAAAAATATTTTTATTTAGATGAATCTCCTCTTTATAAAGATAAATATGTGATTCGTCTTAATAAAGAAGATCTTTGTTTTCAGAAAGGATTTACTGGTTCTTTTGGCGTTTTCCCCGCAAGACTTTTAGGGTTAAGCTATGTACAATATCTTAGGTTTTGTAGGGACATTCTCGGCGCAGAGTTAATTGGAAAGAATAAAAAGTATGTGAGTGTATACTTTGATAGAACTGATGAAGTAAGACAGTTCGTAAAATTGCTTAATGCGCGCGCGGCCTTAGCGATGAACTATCACAACTTTCCTTTTGAATATAAAGAAGTTGGCGATAAAGTTGAGAGAATTTCTTTGAAGGGGGAAGAAAATGGTAGTAACGAAGGAAATGCTTGAAAAGTATGGCGCGCCGCAAAGTATATTAGACTATTTTAAAGAAAACTTTAATGATGAGCCAACTGAGTTTCTTGAAATTTTAGGCGCGGCCGCACCTAACTTTGAACTTATATTTCTGTTGCGCGAGCATGAGCGTTTTAGCGAAGAAGAATTCCAGCAATATGAGTTGGTTTGCCAAGTTCAAAATTCTGACAAAATTTGGTGTAGTAGACAAATTATTGATAGTAAATGTGTTAGCTATTCGTTTGATGTAGTCGGTAGCAATTATGTTATTCGTTCTACAAGCGTAGAAGATAGTGAACAAGTTTATTCTAGTCAAGATGTAACTGATAGTGAATATGTAGATCATTCTCAAAATGTGATTAGCAGTAATATTGTTTCTGATAGTCAGATAGTTTATCATTCTTCTTATGTCGCGCAAGGAAAAGATATTAGTTGGTCAAGCTTTATATTTGATTCAGAGCATTTGTCAGAAAGCAATTACATTTATAGGAGTGAAAACCTAAAGCGTTGTAGTTGCTGTGGCTTTATGAAAAACTCAGAAGACTGTATTTTCTGTTCTGGATTGGACGGCGCGCGGTACCAAATTTTTAACACCGAAGTTGATGAAGATACTTTTTTGAGAATAAAAGAAGAATTACAAGATAGACTTGAACTTGAAGAGACGAAGTTTTTTGTTCATAAGAATTATGGATATTCATATGATAAAACTTTGAATGGAGTTTTTAATGGGTTGAGTAATGACTTTTATGAATGGATCAAAACTATTCCAGGTTATACAGAAGATTTAAAAAATCTAGTTTTTCTTAGCTTCTAAAATTTGAGAATTTTTTAAATATTTGCTATAATATATTTGTAAGGTTGAGAGAGAAATCAACTTTATATGAATGTTATAAGCTCATTCCACAAAGTCGTGGGATATTGGGGCGCAAGAATCTATTGAATCCGGATACTTAGATTCCTCTGAGGCCAAGCGAAATAAAATCGGGGTAGCTGCCGATATTAAATAGCTGTAAATACTAGTAAACTTATACTTCATTCGTGGTGGAATGGTGTTGTGGAAAGCGCGAACATTTTGGTGGCATATAACAAGGCGTGGGGTTCGCGGTGTGTCCTTGTAAAATATTTACGGTAGTAAATAGATAAAACTGCGGTGGCGAAATAGGTAGACGCTCCGACTGGAAATGGGGATTGTCACGTCCGAAAATAACGACAATTATGCAAGGTGCAAATCCTTGTCCGCAGAATATTCTTATAAAATATCAGGAGTTAGAAATGGCAACTGGTGAGTGGGTAAGAAAAGGCTGGACAATCAAGTGTCCTAATTGTCAAGAAGACTTAATATTTATGAAAAAGAATTATTGTCCAAATTGCGGCGCGCGAATGGGTGCGCAAAAGCAAAATGAGCCCCAAACATTTATTTGGACTCCTATTACAGAAAAAGAACCAGATACCGCTGACCATGTTCTTGTTACTCTAAAACATGGTGAAGATGACTATGAAGTATGTGAATTAGATTATGGTGTTGATAAGGCGTGCGGCGGATGGCTTTGGCGCAGAGTTATTGCTTGGTCGCGCAAGCCAAAGCCTTTTCAAGATTAAAAAATAAGGCTTTCAAAATTTGAAAGTTTTTCAAAAGTTTGATATAATATATACAGAAAGTTGAGAGAGAACTCAAAACTTTCACTCGGACTTTGATAACTGAATAAATAAACTAACAGTGCTAACTCAGTGAAGACTTGAATCGACTTCAAGGCTGAGAATCCAAGCTGGAGTGCTCGGCGGAACGAAGCAAGGATACTTGTGGATACCGGATACCGCGGAGATGACGTGAGTCATACTCTGAAAACGAATAGTATAAAGTATACGTATGGCTGGATGTGCTGTTATGTATTGTTAACTCTAAGGCAGGATGCGAGTGGTTGGCGCAATAGAAAGCAAGATGAATAGTCTTGCCGAATCCAAGAAGACATTACAGGTGGTGCTGGGTGCAATCCTTGGAAATACCAGAAGCCGATTCGCGATGATGTGGCGAGAGTCACTATAACACTTGTAAAAACTCCGAGTAGCAAATTGCGACTAAAAATAGAATTCTAACTTCTCTGAATGTTTTGTGAAAGGTATGGGTGAGAATCCCATAGTAGATTATGACTGTGAATAGTTAGGGTAAGAAGTGTAAGAGCGACGGCTCTTATGCTCAGACTTATCTTCTACTTGGCTGAATAAGGGGCAATACATAGTGGTAGGGTGAAGACCCAGCATAATTAGTTTATTTATTCAGTTATTGGAGTTTTTATCGCGGATTAGTGCAAAGGCAGCACTTCAGGCTCATTACCTGAAAATGAAGGTTCGAGTCCTTCGTCCGCAAGTCACCGGTACGAAGTTGACCGGTAAACCGCTAACACGGATTTTTCTAGTTCAAACTACCACCGACTCAAAGAGGTATGTGGCTTAGCGGAAGCGGTATATAAGAAGCGAAGTAGAACTAGTCAAAGCGTAGGAGGAGATTGGTAGTAGCCAACTGGTCTCGCGACGCTATATAAAAAGGCATAAACCTAATTACTACCAAAATTTTCCCTTGGGACTGCTTCTTGGCCAGAAGTGGGAGTCCGGACTTAAAAACTTTTCAGTTTTTGAAAGGAGTGGTCTATATGGCTGCTCCTTGTTTTTTGCCCCTTTAGCTCAGCCCGGTAGAGCAATCGCCTGTTAAGCGATGGGTCGCTGGATCGAAGCCAGCAGGGGGCGTTCGCCGGTAAAAGGATGCCGGCGGATTTATAAATCAAAAGGAGGGTTTATAATGAAGTTTTATTCAGAAGATCTGAAGAAATTCTATGACACGCAAGAAGCGTGTGAAAAAGCAGAAAAAGAATTTCTAGAAAAGAAAGCAAAAGAAGAAGAAGCTAAAAAGAAACTCAGCGCGGAGCGTGGTGCGCGCGCGAAGGAAATTGAAGAGGCATACAATGCCGTGTCCGCCGCGCAATCTCACCTAAACGAACTAATTGCTAAGTTCCTCCAAGACTATAAGAGTTTCCATTTTACTTTCACCGATGAAAATAAAAAGAAGACTCCTTCATTCAACCTATTTGATTGGGACTTGTTCTAAAAATTAAATAAAGGTTGTAGGGCGCTTCATGCGCCCTTTTCTTTTAAGTTGCTATATTACTTTTTTACTTTTATTTGAATAAGTTTTCTGAAGGAGAATTTTAATATGGAAGATTTTTACTTAGAAGATTTTGTAAATGCAATTGTTAGTAATATTGCTAATGCAAATCTACAATTGCCCGATCCAGACTTAATTCAATATTATACAAATTTAAAAAATAGAGTTTATTGGATTGATAAAGAAATTGACAATAACACTCTCGATTTAGTTGATAAAATTTTAAAGTGGAATAAAGAAGACAGTGGTAAGCCAGTAGAGGAGCGCCAACCTATTAAGTTAATGTTTAATAGTCCCGGCGGCAACTTAGATGTGGAAGAGACTTTGGTTAGTGTAATCGAACTTTCAAAGACTCCAGTTTACGGATATGCGCTCGGCATGGTAGCGTCCGCCGCGTCACTTATCTTTTTAAGTTGTCATAAGAGATTTGCTCTTCCAAATGCTTATTTACTTTTACATAAAGGTAGTTATTCAAGTCCAAGTGCAAACTATAATGAGTTAATGGCGGCGATGGATGATTACCGCATTCAAATTAGTAAAATGGTTGATTTCTATATTAGAAAGACTAAAATTCCAGAAGAAATTGTACGAAAGAAAATTGAAACGGACTGGTATATTCGCGGAGAAGACCTTATAACTAATGGTTTAATTGATAATTGGGTTAAAAATATAGAAGAACTATTATAAGGGGGTTTTTTCTTGGACTATACTGGTTATAAATCATTGTTCCTAACAGATGATGCGCTCGGCGCGCTATATGCAGGAACATATATTCCAGAAGGATTTAAAGAAAACCAATATTTAATTTTGGTTGATAAAGATGAAAAACCAATTGACTATTTTTGCTTTAGAAATGGAGAATTTGAAAAGGTAAAATTTCCTTTTATAGAAAGTGATTTTATCGGAAAATTAAAGCCACGAAATCCACAACAATATTGCGCGCTTGACCTTTTAAAAAGTAATATTCCATTAAAATTATTGACTGGGCGTTTTGGAACTGGAAAAACTTTATTATGTATTGCGACAGCGCTTGAGCGTTTACAACATAATGAATTTGAAAAAATTGTGTTTGTGCGCAATAACATTCAAGTTAAGGAAACTGATCAGCTTGGTGCTTTGCCTGGGTCTGAACACGAAAAAATGCTACCTTATTTAATGCCTTTTGCTGATCATTGCGGCGGCGTTGAAGGAATAAAATATTTAATTGATAATGGAAAGCTTGAAGTTATTCCATTAGGATTTTTGCGCGGGCGCAGTATTCAGAATTCAATTATCTATTCTATGGAGTCTGAGAACTTGTTGAAAGAACATATTCAGCTTTTAATGGGTAGAGTTGATACTGGTTCTGAGTTGTGGTTAGATGGAGATTTAAAACAAAGAGATAGAAGTAGCTTTGAGAAGTCAAAAGGTTTGGAAACTATGATTGAAAAATTAAGTGGAAATAAATTGTTTGGTTATATACATTTAGTTAAGTCGGAGCGTTCAGAAGTTGCGGCGCTTGCGGATTTGTTAGATTAAGCGCGAAAGCGCAAATATGGCGGCGCGGTTGCGTCGCCTTTTTTGGTAGGTGAGGAAATGGGTTTTAATATAAATGAACGTGGTTATATTATTTATACCAGAGAATCTGAAAATACTTATTGGAAAAAAATAAGACAAGCTGGAGAAGACAAAATATATAATAAAGAATTGAAAAAAGCTAATTATCTTTCAGTTTTTAATAAAGGTAGAGTTAGTTCAGAAAAAATAGAAGAAATTGCTTCTTTTTTACAAGAACTTGGAAGGAAAGAAGAAATAAAAGAAAGAAAATATTTAAGTAAATATAATAGAAAACAAGAAAATAATCAAACAGATGTTTGGTTAATAAAAAATATGAATGAAATAATAAGTGGCGAGAATTTATTCAAAGCGACTATTGAAGATTTTATGAATAAATATAAAGAATTAGGAAGAGATAAAAATCAAAATATAGAAAAAGGTAGTCTTTCACCTTTCTTTTTAAGTACTTTTTCTTCGGATATTTCAGTACTATTAAATATAAAATTTAAGCAATTTCTTGAAAATCATTCAAGTGATTTTATTTTTGATAATAATGGTAATATTATTAATGGTAATAGTTATCAAAATGAATTGCAACAAATGTTAATAGATACTATAAACGAAGCTTTTGAAAAAAAAGTTAATAAAATAATTAAGTCTGAAAAAACAAATGAAACAAAGAAACAAGCTTATCAAGAAATTTTAGATATATATAATAATTTAGAAGCGGGGTTAAAAAATTCAGCTGAAAATCCATTTTATCAAGCTTTTGCAAGGTCATATGGAGTAGACAATTTTTTAAATGTTTTTAAAACAGAAGAAAAGGATTTAAAGCGTTATCTAAATGGCGAATTAAAAAGAGTCAATATACCAAATCGGGCTTTAAAAATTACACAAAGTGTTGCGCAAGCTGGCGGTAATTTTATGGAAGCTTTTAGTGAAATATTTAATGGTGGAAAGCTATTAAAAGGTAAAGTTGTAATAAATAAAAAAGCTAAAATTGATGTTATTTTAGGAGAGCTTTCGCTGGATGACATTGGTTTAGCTGATTTTAAAGGTTCAGATTTAATTGAATCGCACAAAGCACTTGATTATATTTATCAAAAAAACTTTAGAAATAATAAAAGCTTAGGTAAACAAACTGTAATTTTTGTTTCTGATAAATTATATGGTTTCCATAAAAATAAAAGTAGTGAAATAATAAGTAACGATGATAATCGTCCTTTAAATCAGTTACCAGATATTTTAGCAAATCTTCAGGGCACAGGTCAAAAAATAACAAGGCAGAAGGCAGATGCTTTTCTAGAAGTAATTAGGAATACAATGGAAGGCGCAATATTAAGTAACCGATTTGAGGAAATTGAAACATCCCTTGAATTTAGAATATATGAATCTCTAGCATATCTTTTATTTGACAGTTGGTCAGCGTTAGGCGAAGATGTAAGTAGAAATAGTAGATACGCATTGCATTTATTTAATATTGGAAATATTTATATTCCAATATCTTGGCTATTAAAACAAGCTGCGGAAGCAATTAGTGATACTAATAATGACTATGCTAAAAGAAAAGATTTTTTTAGATTTTATTTAAAACAGCCTAAAATTTCTTTTCTAGAAGTAAAAGATTATCCAAAGGTAAAAGATAAAAATGGTGAAGAAAGACCTAGCGCAATAAAAGCTTTTTATGAACAAAGAGAAGATGCAGATAGAGAATGGACTTTTTCTACTAAATTTTTAGCTAATTATAATAAAAGAATTTTTGATTTAGTAAAAAGAATGTATTAATCGAAAAGCTCCAACCTAAAATTTAAAAGGTTGGAGTTTTGATTTTTTTATAAAATTATTATATAATATATATAGAAAGTAAGGAAAGGAGCCACTACTATGGAACTTTATCACTATTGTATTTCTGGTTATTTTTGGGCTGACACTGAATATCGTCATTTTGACGAAGAAGTTGATGCGCACACTAGCTCGGATGCACTGGAGTTAGTAGTTGGTCGCCTTGCGTGGAAGATTAATGTGTGGGAAGAAAAATCCTTCAAGCTTGATGTGATTCATTATGAAGTAATTTAAGTAGGCGTGGCCGAGTGGTTTAAGGCGCCTTCCTGCTAAGAAGGAGAGCGGTGCATCGCTCCGATGGTTCGAATCCATCCGCTTACGCTTTGCGCCCGTAGCACAGTGGTCAGTGCGGCGGCCTTATAAGCCGTTGATAATAGTTCGACTCTATTCGGGCGTATTTTGGGGGTATGGTGGAATGGCAGACACTACAGACTCAGGAAATTGAGCATATAAGTACGAAAGTCTTATATGAATGCTGGCTAATTCGGCGAAACTCCCTACGGGACAACGCCGAGCTAAATTGAATAATGGGTGAGACGAAGCGTCTAGTATAGTGAGATCTCAGACTTGTTGGTAAAGCGAGAAATTAAACTAGGGACTTTTAACGGAGCTGTCTTAGTGGAGTTAGATGAACAGCCTATTATTTCATAAATGTGTAGAGACTATATACCAGCCTTCTAAGTCGTAAGATATGAAGAAGACATAGTCCAGACTACAACACTTAATAGTGGCTATGGTGACATAGAGTAGTAGGAAAATCTGTTGACCGTAAGGTCGTGTGGGTTCGAGTCCCACTACCCCCATTAAGGGTTATTGAGCAGAATTGGTAATGCAGCGGGCTGTAAACCCGTGGCCTTCGGGCATTCCTGGTTCGAGTCCAGGGTAACCCATTTTTTAAAAGGAGAAGATTAAATGGACGATACGATTAGTAGACAGGCAGCGATTGAAGCGGTGATTGCTGAGGGAAGAACTGTGGATAGCCGCTATCTTGAAAGTGAAAAAATAATACTTGAGGCTGATGCAGTCGAAGCGTTGGCAATATTACCGTCCGCACAGCAAAACTCTTGTGAAGGATGTAAGCACTTGGGTAAATGGAAGGCAGAAGTTGAATACGGTTATCCATCTCCGTGTACAAATTGCAGAAGAACAGCGGAGGATTGTTATGAAAGATGATGCTATAAGCAGGCAGATGGCGATTGAAGCCATTAGAGCATCTGCCTCAAAATACACAGGTTTTATGGAAATGGAAATGTACACGGATGACGATGCGGTAGAGGCAATTGAAGGTGTGCCGCCCGTACAGTCCGAACAAAAAGAGGGGTGGTGGGAAGAAGACAAGCAAGAGTGGCCGGGACGGTACAGATGTTCGGAGTGTAGGAGGCCCGTATGGTTCCCTGAAAACTTCTGCCCCAACTGCGGAGCAAAGATGAGAAGAAAGGAATTAAATGAGCAAAATTTTAGTAGTGATTGATATGCAAAATGATTTTGTAGACGGCGCGCTCGGCACCACACCCGCGCGCCACAAAGCTGCCATTGAAGTAATGAAAAGTTGCCAAGTGGAGGTTATCAATGAATAATATAGAAGATTTTTTAGCCTTGTGGTTTGCAATTATAACATTTGTACAAATAGTAATTATTGCTATTAATGTTGGTATAAGTCTAGTTTTTATTAAAGTGCATTACACATTAGAAGATATAGAATATACGACTAGAGAAATAATGAGAGAAATAAAGAATAAAAATGAATAAACTAAACATTTTTAGGAATTGCTGCCCGTATAGGTGGACTTCTCCTTCTTACTGGTTGAAAAATTTTAAGAGCTTAGTTCAGAGTTTTAAGTTTGCTTGGCAGCGCATTACTCGTGGTTATAGTGATGGAGATGTGTGGGATTTAGACTTTTATTTAAGTAAGCTTTTGCCCGCGGCCTTGCGTGAACTTGCTGAAACTAGCGACTCTTATCCGGAATTTTTCTCAAGCGGCGCTATATGTGGTTCTCTTGAGAATTGGCAAGCCTATCTTAAAGATGCTGCAATGCACTTTGAAGCAATAGATAAAGAAGATGATGTGTTTGTAAATGAAAAAATGATTTCTGAGATTGGTCTTGGTTTCAAAATGGTTTCTGATATGTTTTTTGACCTATGGGATTAATTGATTTTTCTTTAAATTTCTGATATAATATATCTAGAAAATGAGAAAGGAAGGCAATACCATGAATACTCTTGAGGCTAAGAAAACTGCGAAAAAGCTTATAGATCTGCTTGCAGACTGGGACTTTGAAATTTGTCTTGAGCGGCCTCATAAATGGATGAAAGAACACCAAGACCTTATGGAAGTAAGAGATATTTCTATCTTTTATGGAGCAACAAAAGTAGTGGTTGACTTCGAAGAGCAGAACTTCGTTCTGAAGTTTGATATGCATAGGGCGATTGGTCTGTGTGCGCTTGAGGCCGCAAACTATGAAAATGCAGTAAGTGCCGGTTTGGCGGAATACTTTGCGCGCACCTATTATCTCGGTGAGTATTTTGGTTCTACGGTGTCTATCCAAGAGAAAGTAGTTGTAGATGCTGATGAAAACCATTGCAGTTTTGTTAACTACTATACCAGCGATGGTGAGAGCGAAGAAGATGCCGACTGGATGGTTGACAATGAAATGGGCGACTACGAACGGTTTATGGCCATCTTTACGGATAAGGATTATAATCTGACTGACAAGGCTGCTAATTGGATCTTAGACGAGATTGATGGTTATCAGTTCGATGCTGATTTTCATGAAGGTAACTTTGGCCGCACTTTGGAAGGCGATATGGTGCTGTTTGACTTTTCTGGATATAGTTATTTTGGGAGACAATAATGAATTTATTAGAAGAAACTGTAAGAACGCTTAAAGATTTTAATCTGTCACCTGCGGATGTGGAGTTTATCGGGAATGGAGAGTCGTTTATGTTTTGGAACGACTTTGAAAAAGTAGCCAACTTTGAGTATGATCCTGGCTATGGATTGGAAGAAATTTCGTTATCTTTGGTAGTAGTTGGCCGTGATTGGTGGCTTGAAAGACACGAATATGACGGATCTGAATGGTGGGAATATAAGGAGCGGCCGCGCGTAGAATCGTTAAAATATAATCCTAACTTTAATTTAAGGGCAGGTTGGTAATCTGTCCTTTTTAATATTTGAAAATTTTTAAAAATTATGATATAATATTTATAGAAAGTAAGAAAGGGGTATTGCTATGAAAGCCACAAAGACGATGTATGAATTGGTTCGCGACTATATGCGGTTTGGTCAGGGTGGAGAGTATGTTGAAGGTGATATTAATCACCGCCGCATTGAAAGAGTGTGGACGAATTACAAGGACACTACCCACTTTATTTGCTACTGCTTTGAGAATGGAAAAACTGTTGGCATAAAAGAAGATGACGACGCTGTAAATTGGGTTTTGGAGGGAGAAGTTAATGATATTGTATTTTGTGAATAGTTATGGGGACAGACGCGAAATCGCAAGACCGAGGGATGAGCGGGGCGCGCACCTCAGAATTCAAGCTTTTCTCGCGGCCCATAATTTCAAAAGCTATTATATTCGAGAGTGGGACGAGAACGGAGAGCATTGGTTTGATGTTGGAAGTCATAGCGAGTTTTTCGTTCTAAGAAAGGAAGAAAAAAATGCTGAATAAAGACAAAATTAGAGAGTTGGCTTACCTCGTAAAAGTAGACGAAGTATCGCCAATGAATGCAGATAGATTGGAGTGCGCGCGGGTCGGTGGTTGGAACTGCGTAGTTGGAAAGAACGAGTTTAAGGCCGGCGACTTTGCTGTATATTTTGAGATTGACTCTAAGCTGCCGGATAAGCCTCCGTTCAGCGAAATGGAGTTTCTGCGCTCCAAAGATTTCAAAATTAAAAGCCAGAAAATTAGAGGTGTTGTTTCGCAGGGTCTGCTAGTTCCAATCGCGGCTTTTGGCTGGGTGAAGGAGTGCGGTGTCGTAGTCGAAGAGAGCGGCGCGCAGCACAGACTCGATGATGAATCGAGATTTCTAACTCAGAGACTTGAAGTAACTTATAGCGTGGCGGCTGATAATGAGAGAAAAGCAAGACCAAAAAGTAACGTTGCTTCTTTTGGTGCGCGACACCCTAAGCTGGCGCGCATGAAAGTTGTAAAATGGCTTATGCGCTATGACTGGACTAGAAAGGTAATCTTGTCCGTTTTTGGAAGAAAGAAAACCGACAAAAAAGAATGGCCCGTCGGGAAGTTTCCTGGTGTTGCAAAGACTGACCAGGAAAGAATTGAGAACATGACTTGGGTTCTCAATGACAAGACTCCTTATGTGCGTACTCAAAAGTGCGATGGTTCTTCTGGTACTTTTATTCTTGAAAAGAAGAAATTCGGACGCTATGAATTCTACGTGTGCTCGCGCAATGTCCGAATGGTAGATAAAGACCAAGATTGCTTTTTTAAGGACGAAAATGTGTACTGGTCTGTTGCAATCAAATATGATATTGAGAAGAAAATGCGAGAGTATCTTGAATCGCATCCCGGTCTAAAGTTTATATGCTGGCAAGGTGAAGTGTGCGGCCCCAAGATTCAGGGGAATCCGCAGAAACTAAAAGAACTAAAGTTGTTCTGCTTCCATTGGACGGATAATAGAGGCAGAATGGATATTAGGGACGCGGCGCGTGTTTGGAAGCAGTTGGGTATGGAAGTTGTGCCGATTGACGAAGAGCTGTATGTGCTGCCGGACGACTTAGAAGAGTTTAAGTTGTCTGCTGATGGAATGTATGATGAATCGTGCTGCGGCGAACCTAACTGTGCGCGCGAAGGTTATGTTTATTACAAGTCTACTGACCCGAATTTTTCCTTTAAAAATGTCTCGCGCAAGTATTTGCTGAAGAAAGGAGAATAAAATGACGAAGTGGGAGAAAATTGAAGCTACGCCTAATGACGATCGTTACTTTGGATATTGCACGGATATGGGTGAATATCTTAAAGTAGATGGCGCGATGCTGCCAAAGTGCTGGGGCAAGGAACGCCAGATTATCAGAAAGGAAGAGAATAAAGATAATGCTGAAGCTGATGTTTAGATTGCTTGGAATTTTACTGTGTATTGGTGGTTTTGTTTTCATTTTGGGAACGATTGGCGCAGATGATAGAGCGGTATTAAATGGAGTTGAGATTTTCTCTTTTTCTGAATTAGTCATAAGATGTTTTATTGGTTTTGGGTTGGTAAGTATTGGAATTATAACTTATAGGGTGGGGCAATTATAGTGCTTGAATTAATTGTAATGGTCGGACCTGCTGGTAGTGGAAAATCTACTTGGGTAAAAGATTTTGTTAATGGATGTTTTAATAAATTCCAAGTCGTGTCAACAGATGATATAAGAGAAGAGTTTTTTGGGGATGCGTCTGTGCAGACTGATGGTTGGCGTGTCTTTAAGGAAGCTTATCGTCGCATTGGTGAGTATCTTGAGAATGGAGAAAGTGTAATTTTTGATGCGACTAATTTGCGGCGGAGTGATCGCAAACGCCTTATAAAGAAATATAGATATCTGAATCCGATTTTGTCGTGTCACGCTTTTCTTACCACTTTTGACGAGTGCGTCGCGCGCCAAGAAGAGCGTGACCGCAAAGTCCCGCCAGAAGTAATCGCGCGTCAGTTTAATGCGTATGATTTGCCGGATTATAGTGAAGGTTGGCACCGTCTCAAATTTCATCACTTTATTGACCTATAAGGAGAATATATGAAGAAAATTTTTTGTGTTTGTTTTGTTTTGCTTTTTGTTTATATGCCGACCGCGCACGCAGCCGGCTTTTTTGGTGATGAGTACGGGGATTATAGGTGCGGCGGCATCATAGAAAATGAGGAGTCGCGCGCCACTACGCCATACGACGACTTGACTAGGTGGTATCCAGACCCAGATGGATCGCAACTTACTCCAATTGGTGGTGTAAATTTCTACTTTGACCAAAAAGAAACCTATTACAATCTGGATATGACAGAGCTAATTGACGCGGTTTATTATAGTTGGGCGTATTGGAATTGCGATAGGGAAGGCCGCGCGAACGTAGACTATTGTATAAATTGCGGCGGATACTGGGTGCGCGATGACGGTGTAAAAATGTTTGGACCGTATGTTATAATTGCCGCAAACTTGGAGTGCCATCCGCGCGGTTCGATTGTGCCGACATCAAAAGGACTTGCGATTGTACTTGATACGGGCGATTTTGCCGAATGGAGTTTAACTTGGGTTGATATTGCGGTAGATTGGACAATTTGAAATTTTTATAAATTTTTAGTATAATATATATGTAAGATAAAGAAGGGAGTTGGTATAGTGGAAATGGTTACGATTGCAGCGATAAAATTCTTTGTTCCTGCAGTACCCGGCGCGATTATTATGACCGGTACTAGGCACGCTAACATTTATGAGTCTATTCACCGGTTAAAGTTGGATGCTTGTGGCGTTGTCGAAGGTTTTATGACTTCTAGAGATCGGTTTGTAAATCGTGTTACCGCAAAACAGATCGCGGTCGCCGCGAACCAGCTCATAGTTCCGTTAGAAGATACCTACACTGAGTTATATTCGGAAGATATTTACTGAAAGGAGAATTAGTTATGGACAAAGAGAGTCACGAGTTAGTTCTTCAGTTCTATCGAGAATATATTAAACGACATGAAAATGAGTCCGCGCGCAGAGTGCGGGAATATGTAGACTATCTGAAGAGATGGTTTAATCCGGAAGTTGAGAGATGCGACGGCGCGTCCTATGATTGTCGCATTAAATACCAAGAGCCAATGAGCTACAATGTTTACTTCAATTAAGAAAGGAACTTAGATATGGAAATTATTTATAGAGCGGACGATGGTACTGAATTTTATAGCGAAAAGGAATGCTGCGAGTACGAAGAAAACTGGAACAGAGTCCCGAAGTCCATTCGTTTCTATAAGAATGGCGAGCTTCTGGTGTATGGCGTGGACGGCGATATGGATGATCTATACAATGAATGTGATGAAGTAGAAATTCTGCCCATTGATGGTTGGGAGCGCGATCTAAAGTTTATGCACGAATGGCACGGTTTTCTTGACAGTATTCACGAGCCTGGAATCTATGACTATAGTGACTATTCTTATGAATGGGTAAAAGTGGAAGGAGAAGAAAAGAAATGATGTACAAATTTGAAATTAGCTATTACTCTGAATCTGAGAATAAAGATATAGAAGATTGCGGCCTCGTTTTTGGAAATAGTTATGGGGAAGCTATGAAAACTTTAGTTGAGGAGTATGACGAGCCTTCCATAAATTTCATAAAATTAGACTGGTGGAATGGTATGTCGCATCCTATTGTTTACTGTGATAAAGAACACGCGGATTCTTTTTGGGAGGCCAATGAATTTTGATTTGTTCGCGCGGTTATTTATTCTTATTGGAGGGTCAACCCATTTTGATTTATTTAACTTCTGATTTACATTTTGGGCACGATAAAGATTTTATGTACGGGCCGCGCGGGTTTGAGTCAATCGAGGAACACGATGTTGCGCTTATAGATAAGTGGAATAGGACAGTGAGCGCGACAGACGATGTATATGTGTTGGGCGATCTAATGCTTGGTGACACAGCGCGCGGTCTGCAAAAACTGGCGCAACTCAATGGCGTGCTGCATGTGGTGCGCGGCAATCACGACACTGATAATCGGTGGCGATATTATGGAAATGTCTGGAATGTCATAGAAACCAAAGAAGCAATGACTTTAAAATTCCAGAAATTCCGATTCTATCTTTCTCACTATCCGACACTTACTGCGAACTTTGACGATGGCAAAGAGCTGCGCCGCCACCTATTTAATCTTTGTGGTCATTTACATACAAAAGATAAGTTCGCGGACTGGGATAAAGGTCTCATCTATCACGTAGAATTGGACGCACACGATATGCGGCCGGTATCTATTGAGCAAATCATAGATGACATTAGAGAAATTTATGGGTCGCGCGACCTATAAGCAAAAGGGTGACATAAGTCACCCTTTGAATTTTCCATAAATTTTATGGTCGGCCGCACCTAGAAGCCCCTCTATAAGCCATGCTTATAAGCCATGCTTATAAGCTTTAGCTTCTAAGCTTTAGCTTATAAGCTAAAGCGTAGAAATTTGGCGTCTCAAAATTGTGTAGTCTCATATATAAATTGTCTACTTCTTGGTGTAAGCCAAAACCTATACTCATATCTATTTAAATTCTAAAAATAGAAAAGGTGCGAAATTCTGCGAGCCCGATAGGGCGAGTCTGGATTCTCGCACCGTTGGGCGTGCGCTATAGCTTATACGCTAAAGCTTATAAGCTAAAGCGTATAAGCATGGCTTATAAGCATGTCTTATAGTTTTAGCTTATAAGCTAAAGCGTCTACGTTCTTTGCTTATTGTCCATATGGGATACGACGTGGTCCTACCCGTCATGACCATGGGAGCCCATTTTTGGGGGTATACAATATACATAGTATATAAGAGAATGAATATAGTTTTAGCTTTCAGAAAGAAGTAGAAAAAATTATATATGTAATACAAAAAATTGAGAATTTTCCCTAGCTCAAATTTTCACATTATGCAAAGCTTATAAGCTATAGCTTATAAGTTATACTTATAGATACGAAAAATTGCAAGAAATTTTGTAAATTTCAAATTTTATGCATTAAAATAATGCAGAATTTTTCCAAAAATTTCAAATTTTTTTCTTTTTCTTTTTAATCACTTAAAATTTTGTGAAAAATCCAGCTCCAAAAAAAGGTTTTTTTACAAAAGTAGAAAATTATTGCAGAAATTCTAAGAAATTGGGCCGGCCGCCGGAATTTATTTTCTAGAAATTTTCCAAAAATTCCAAAATTTTCCAACAATTATAGCTTGAATTTTCCAGAAAATTCGGGTATAATATATATAGAAAATGAGAGAAGGGAGTGGTGATCTTGGGGAGAGACTCTGGTCTCATTATGGTAGTGCGCGCTGGTGATGTTAGCGAAGTTGATGGGGAGCTGTTCCTGTGCGGCGAGCGTGTGGAACCGGATCTTGAAGTGACAGAGGCTGACTGGTTCAAGGAGCGGCGCGAAGGTACAAGGGCGTTTGAGTTGACTTATTGGCGCAAGTACCATTCGTTAGCCAACTACATTGATGGGCTGGTTGGTCTGAAGGAGCACGATAGTGAAGCTGATGTGGAGCTGCCGCAGCTCGAAAAGATTCTAGAATTTATCCAGCTCCAGCTGCGCCACAACTTCGATGAAGATTGGGATTGTGATGACTATTGGGATGCCAGCTCCCGTGTGATGGTTTATGGCTGGAATATTGCGGCGCTTGGTTGGTACATTGAGTTCGCGCGCCGGCATCCGAATTCCGTTTCTGTCAAATTTTATGACTCTTGGTAATCAAGAGCTACGAAAATTTGAAAAAATCCTAAAAATTTGGTATAATAATTACAGAAAGTGAGAGAAGAAATCACATAAACTTCTCCGAAAAATAACTTAAATGGGTAGCGACCAACGCTAGAAAGAGGTAAAGTATGAACACTCGCGAATTTTTCCAGAACATTGCTAAGGGTCAGATGAATGATGAGATGATGCAGTTCGCTGTGGACCAGCTCCAGAAGCTCGACCACACGAACGAAGTACGCCGCCAGAAAAATGCAGAAAAGGCGGCTGAGAAGGAAGCTGAGCGCGCGCCGCTGCGCGAGGCGATTTTGAGCGTGATTACTGCGGAGCCCAAGACCGCGACCACGCTGATTGCGGAAGCCGACGTGGAGCTGAAGCCGCAGTCCATTCCTAGCCTGCTCAAGGGGCTTGTCGAAGCTGGTACGATCCAGAAGGTCGATGTAAAGGTGAAGGGCAAGGGCACCCAGAAGGGTTATGTCCGCGCCTAAGATTTGATAGATTCCTCCTGTGGTGAGGGGAGCCGAGTGGCTCCCCTTTTTTGTATGCAGCTCCATTGTTAAAATTTTAACGAAGTTGCAGCTCCCAGCTCCTAAAATTTGAAAACGCAGCTGCCGCAGCTTGTTAAAAATTTGACAAATTGTGAAAAATTTGACAATCCCAAAATTTGGTTATGGGAAAATTTGACAAAAATCAAAATTAGACGTTTAACGTCTAAATTTATTTCCAAAAAAAAACACGGACTCAATTTTGAGTCCGCATTTCTTTCGCCTTTTTCTGTGGAATTTTCCAACATAACCGATTGATACTAGAATCAAACTTTTTATGCTGGGCGAGGCACTTGGCAAAAATCTGAACCTCGATCAGAACATCCTGTAGGCCGGTGTGACACTCTTCATAGTCCGGGCACTTGGTCATGTAGGCGTAGACCGTTTCCGCACTCGTTTTGATGTTGCCGGAGGCGCTTTCGAGGCCGTTGGCAAAACAGAACTTGATATAGTGGGACTGAGTGCAAATTAACTGGCAGGCCATGTGCCAGATGCAAATAAATTCTGTGCCGTACGGGAAGAAATAGCGGAACTTGGATTTCGTGAGCCAACGTTCGGTCACGTTGAGGGCGTTGCGGTCAAAGTTGGCGTTGTAGGCGGCAACAGCGGCGATGTTGTAGCGCTCGAAGAGGCCGAGGACGTACTGGCGCGCCTGATAGAAATTCAGGACTTCATGCTCACCGCGTGCGAGGGCTTCGAGGTACTGAGGGATTTTTCTAGAATAGTAGGCCGTGGCCATGAGCTCGCGCTCCTGCAAGAAAATATCCGAGATGAGGATGGAGCGGGTTTCGTAGACACGGCCCAGGCGGTCACAGACGGCGAGGCCGAGGTCATAGACGAGGGCATCATCGGTAGAGTTGGCGGTCTCGACGTCGAGGACGAGGTAAAACTTCTTAGTGGACATGGGGCAATTCCTCCTTCATTTGATAGTCTAAGTATACCACGGTCAATCAAAATTGTCAACGGGTTTTTTCGGTTGGATTTAGACGGTTAACGTCTAAATCGGCGGATGAAAAACGCCCAGGGGCAACGGCCCCTGGGCTTCGGCCTTACTCGGCCTGGGCCTCGGCTTTCGCCTTGGCCTTGGCCTCGCGGGCGGCCTTATCCTTGGCGATCTTGGCGGCCTTCTTGGCGGCGGCCTCCTTCGCCTTGGCGGCCTTGGCGTCAAGCTTCATCTGATAGGCCTGCGCCATGGCGTATCCGTCGTACGGGTCGCCCTCACGAGAGCCGGAGGGAACGGTGAACTTAATCACCATGTACTTGTCGTTGCCGGAGGCATCGACACACGGCACGGCGTACTCGTTAGAGCCGGTAACCAGAAGCTCCTCGCCGGCGTTCGTCAGAGCGTCACGCACGACGGCCATGAAACGGACACGAAGAGCATCATCAAGAGAACGGTTGGAAACAGTGTTGGCCATAGTAGGCACCTCCTAAGTGGTATTTGTCCTTCGGACAAGTATATAGTACCATATAATGTCTGAAATTGCAAGTACTTTTTGAAATTTTTTTTAGACGGTTAACGTCTAAATCTGGGATAAAAAGAAAAGCCCCTCACAGGAGGGACTTCAAGACCTCAAAAATTTTAGTTTCGTCAAAAGCGGTATCACCCCATTCAACGCGGTTTCGTTCTTCATCGTCAAACAGGATGCCTCGTCCGCAACTTGACTTCGGCGTTCCATAGGGGACTATATGAATCTCATCCCACTGAACGGAGGGCAGGTGACGCTTGAACCACTGAAGTTTCGCGGCTGTGACTTCGGCGTCAAAATCATCGGTGGAGTCTTTTGCAAGCCAACTGATAATGCCGATGCGGTAGCCCTCAGCTTGCAGGCGGTGGAGCGTGCGCGCGAACCTACTCAGGTTCAGCAGGGGTTTTGCCTCGATATAGGGGCGGGCGCGGTGCGCGATGAGGTCATCTAACCATCCCTCCACGCCGTAAAGGTCAATCCAAGTACCGTCACAGTCAAAGTAAATAGTCATCGGGTCAACTTCCTTTCTCTTTCTTTCTGAGATAAGTATATCATAAGTGCGGGAAACTGTCAAGACTTTTTTCAAAAAATTTCGCGCGGAACTTAGACGTTTAACGTCTAAAAGGGTTTGGGGAGAGGCACCACCCTCTCCCCTACACAGGAGGAATATCGAAAATTAAGATAGAATCCGAAGTAAGATAAGGCCAATCGTAATGCCCAGGAAAGTAAAGTTTTTAATCTTGTCCGCGCGCGGCCTCTGCAGGACAACATCGCGCGCACAATTAACAATGTTCGCGAGGAGATATGCTCCCTGGCCCACATAGAAGGCGGCGCCGACCGTGCATTGACCGATGACCGTCAGGATAATGGAAACATAGGCAAAATTTGTAATAAGTTTTTCATGAGTATTAAAGAAGTTTTTCATCGGTGTGTTTCCTTTCTTTGTGGGAAGTGTTGTCCTTTGGACAACTATATAATAGCATACTATAAGGAAAAATGCAAGAAAAACTTTCGGGTGTGGTTAGACGGTTAACGTCTAAGTAAGAATCAAAAAAAACCGACACTTAAAAGTGTCAGTTTTCTTCTTCCACATAAAACCCGATCTCAAAAGGATATTTCCTTTTATAAGACGGCAACGATTTTACAAAATTGTCTCTTGCGGTTCTTGTAAGGAAATGATAGTGCTTTACAAACCACGCCTTTTGATGACCGCCGAACGGCCGGAAACTAATTCTTAACCCATAAATCATTTTGATTCCTCCTTCTGTCCTTCGGGACAATTGTATTATATCACTTTGTAATACAAAAAGCAATACTTTTTTGAAAAATCTTTTTAGACGGTTAACGTCTAAACCCCACCGAAAAAACGAGGGGTTCATCTGAACCCCTCGCCTTTTAACCCTTCAAAACAATCTCGGTTTTTTCTTTGTTGATTCTTATCTTCTTATAATCGAAGTAATAATCGGTTTGCTCCGCCGTCTGAATGTGCAAGGTCTTTTCCGTGTCCGGTCCTCCGATGCTTCTGACGGTCTGATAACTTTCGCCGTACTCCGCGCCTTCCTGAACCGTCGCAATTAAGATATCACTTTCAATCAATGCGTCGGAAAGTGCGGTGTGGTCTTCGCTCCAGTTAGTATTCTCGCAAATATACCTGTAAACCGTCTCGGCGGTCGTTGAATAGTTGCCGTTTTCCGTATAATAGGAATTTGCCTCGCAAAACTTTTTGAACCCTTCATCAATCAAGAAGTTTTGCACGTTCCCTCTGATATCAATAATAGGAATGTTATCAAAGGGGTTTTGGCACTTGAACCAGTCACAATTAAAATCGAAAACTTTTTCATCGAAAGGGGAGTTATACGCGTACGCGCACTGAACATCGAACCGCTTGAAGTCGCGCACCATTTCCTGGCAGATATAACCGAACTTGTCCATGCGCGTGGCGCGCGCCCTCATCGCCGCGACGTAAAGCGGACGCTTTTCCGCATAATAAGCGGTAGAAAACAGGGGCATGTTGTGCCAGATTTGCTCAACCACAAAATCTTTTTCAACAAGGTTGTGCAGGGTCTTGGTGTCGATGATAACATAACCGATATTGTAACAAAACGGTTTGTTCAGGGAAGTCGTCTCGGTGTCAAAAACTACAATGTTCATGGTGGTAAATTCCTCCTAAATATGGGTTTTTGTTCTCTCGGAACAAGTATATAATACCATATACAGAAGAAAATTGCAACAGTTTTTTGAAAATTTTTCCCACGCGGTTTAGACGGTTAACGTCTAAGTTTGAGAAAAAACTAAGGAGGAGAAATTTTCTCCTCCTTTTTAATTATTTGCAACTGATATGGATACCGGCGAAATCGTTCGCATCTTCGATGGGCCAGGCAGAAATAAAATCGATCTCGCGTTCAAAAAATTTCTTCTTGAAGGCTTCATCTGATAAAACAATAGTACCCTCTGGAAGGTTTTCTTCCCATTCCTCAGTGGAGTACAGGTCGCCTTCGGGATTCATAACTACGATAAAATACACATCATCAAACAACTCATAAACATCTTTTACTTTGGCCATTTTTAATTCCTCCGTTTTAGGTTTTTCCCCTTCGGGACAATTGTATTATACTATACTATTCTAAAAATTGCAAGAGTTTTTTCAAAACTTTTTTAGACGGTTAACGTCTAAAAGAAAAAAGGGATTTATTATCCCTCTGTTTTTGTTTCCTCATCATCTGTTTCTTCATCTTCAAACCCATATGCAGAATAACCGCCATCAGATGCGGAGTATACAAAGACACTTCCGTCATCAAGTACCAGTTCCATGCCATACCCATTAACATCTGCTTTGACTATTTTTTTCCCTATCAGTCTTTCATTACTCATCGCTTTTCCTCCTAAAAGTTTATCTGTTCTTTTGAACAACTATATAATATCATAATTCTATAAAATTGTCAACACTTTTTA